CTTCAGATCGGCCTCTGACAGATCCTCAAGAGCATTGCGGTCCACGGTTTCACGCACGCGGATCAGCAGCGCCGCCTGGTCGGCCGGCAATAACGCCCGGATCCGGGCGATGACCGCGGCCTCGTCGTCAATCTCGACACGCTCCTTGGATTGCTGCATGCCAACCTTGACGCCGGCGACAGATATGCTGCGCGGCTTCACGAAGAGCTCCGCCGAGGATTCGACGGCCGCACGCAGCGCGGCGTGCGCGTCCGCCGTGGTGGCCACCGCGCGCTTGATGGCGGCGATGCGTTTGCGCCGGACGAAATCAATGTCCGTCTGTAATTCCTGCACCAGCTCGGCGACTTTGGCGCGCGCGGCGGCGTAGGTGCGGGTCAGGGATTCGATGTGGCTGATAGTCGACATGTGGCCTCCTTACGTCGGTAATCGGAGCTGTCCGAGCAGATCGGGCAGCGGGATTTTTCTGAGCCTGGATTCCAGGGCGAGGCTGTGCATGGCACGCGACCGGAGGAACTGGCAGCTCTCCTCCAGCTCCTCCGTGGTTGCCGCAATGAAGTACCCGGTGGACGGGTGGCCGCATACTGCAATGCCGTCCTCACGCAGCTCGGAGATGTAGTTGCGCAGGCGGCGTTCGTTGAAGTCGTCATCGAAGCCGCCCTTGATTTCCCGCACAAGATGCGACGCCTTGACGCCCTGGGCCCGGCCGATGTGCCTGCCGAGGGCGTGCAGGACATCCGCTTTGCGCAGGCCGTGCTTCACGCCGCCTTGCCGGCCATGTGTTCCGCCAGCGCGCGCTGACTCGCATCGCGCGCCTGCTTGAGGTGCGACAGGATTTGCTGGTCGCAGGCCGAGACCACATACGCATCCAGATTGCTTTGCGCCTGGTCCCAGGCTTTCTGAAGGACGTCCGCGATCGGATCCTTGCCCTGGGGGGGGGCGTTCACTGCATTAACCAGCGCCGCCTGCCGCGCGGGCGCAGCACCCACGCGTGACCACAGCTTTGGCGAGCTGGCATTTCCCGTCAGCCGGGACTGCACCAGCCCGGCATTCTTCATCAGCCACAGGTGGTTCGTGACCTTCTTGCTCTCGATGCCGGTGGCTTCCACAATCTGGTCGTGGGTCATGGGCCTGGTTAGCGCCACCAGGATCCGATCTCGCAGCTCACCCTTCCGGGTGTACTTTCTCGTCGGCTCGGCGGCCGCCTTTTTACGTCGTGCCATCGTGTTTTCCTCCGCGCTTGGGGCGCTTTGTTTACCTACCGGGACCGGCTTCGGCGCCGGCATTGGCGGCGCCACAATCTGCGCCTGTGCGATATCCACGCCGGCGGCGTAATAGCGCCCTTTGTCGAACTGGATAAGGCCGCGGTCGCGCATGTGCTTCAGCGCCAGCACGGTTCCCGCCACGCCCTCCGAAACATCGGATGCCGAATGGACGGCATGGGCGGCAACGCCGTGTGGATGCCGGCCGACGATGGCCAGCAATTCAGCGACGACCGCCTCAGAGACCGCGTCGTTCATGTGATCCGCCGCGCCTCCCGTTGCACCCCGCGGGCGTGGTGGCGCAAGGGCTCGATGAAATGGTTTTCCTGATAGCGGACATCCACGTGCGCCAGCAGCTCGGCCTGAATCGTGCCGGCCAGAAAATCCACGGAATCCGCTGCGGCAACGCGCGCTGCCACTGCGCGCTGTGCCGGAAGCAACGGGTAGAACTCCTCGTCGTCCGCAAGCGGGAATGCCTGGCCGAAGATGAGCGCCTGCAGGTAACCCCGCGGATTCACCAGAAACTGCTCGAACGTCATGTCGGAACGACGCCGGCGAACGTTGTTGGCCTGGTAAATCTCGTGCCACCGATCCATTTCTCCGTCGGTCATGTGTTGTTACCTCCTTGCCAATTCGGGCAGGTGGGACAGGTTTTGTGGAGCTGCACGCGCAGCGGATTGGTGGCGGCAAAGCGCCGCCGTTGCTGATGGGTGATGCATTGATCGCGCGGGATGTCGCCGATCACCGGGCAGTCCACGCGCGCGGCCATGAAGGCGCCTTCCACGCGGCTTTGAATGCGGCGTAAATTGCCTTTGTACTTGCCCTTCAGGACCTGGTTGATGGTCGCCCCCGACAGGCCCATTCGCTTGGCGACGGCCTGTTGACTCGTCGCCGAACATTCCCGCGTCAATACCGTCAGCCAGTCGCGAGACATATCGCCTCTCCGGTGTTGGGATCGAATATGGCGGGACGCTTGCCGCGACCAATGCGACGCGGAGCGTGGGGCCCGGTATTGCGGACCAGGCGCCACACCTGGTGCCCGCCGATAGTGCCGCGCCTGTGGGGCACGGCGATCGCGATAAAGCCAGCGGCGTGGAGCTCGCCGACGTAACAACGCGCGTTACTCTCGCCGGCCTGGGCGGTCACGATGAGCTCCGGCAGTGTGAACCGGCGCATCACCCGCATGCTCGTCCAGATCCGGGCGCGATCGCACGGCCTGCGAGCCGGCCTCTGGTCGCGGGCTGCCGTGCGCGGCAGGTGATTGTGCCTGGTCATTTGTTGCTGCTGGCCAGGCGGACGACGTCCGCGTGTTGCGCCACCGGCGCTTCGCCCAGGAAGAAGTCGCGGCCACGCGGCCAGTGCGCCACATTCACCGTCTTGAGATTGCGGGCGCGGCCGATTTGCTCGATGCGCGCGAGACCCACCACGAGCAGCCTCGCTGACGCACCGCCGACCACCTCGCCGCCGCGGCGCTTGGCGCAGGCCGCGTGATGCAGCTGCTCCAGCAGGTCGTCAGCCACCCGCACTTCGCACAGGCCGTCGGCCAGGATCCGGGCGTCTTGCATATCAGCGCCCTGGAACTCGACCCACTCCAACAGGCGGCCGGTGAGCTGCTGCCGCGCGGTGATCTTGCGCTGGATGCCATCCATGCCAATGAGCACGACCGGCACCGTGGCAAGGTCATGCAGATCCCGCAGCGTCTCCACCATGCGCTTGGAGTCGAGAATATGGTCGGCCTCGTCTACGAACAGCGGCCTGCCCTGCTGCGCCAGCCGCTCAATAACGGCATCCGCCATGCGGGCGTTGTTGCCCTTGGGCTCGACATCCAGCTCCCGCAGGATCGTTGCCAACATCGCGGACGGCGACCATGTGGCCATCGCCCGCACATATACGCCGTGGCACTGATTGATGAACCAGGTTGTGGCCGTGGTCTTGCCGTAGCCGGTGGGCCCGAAGATCAGCCCCATGCCCGGCATGCCAGGTCCGCGGTTGATTAATGCATCGCCCGCTTCGGACATGCGGGCGACGTTCTTGATCGGACATATTTTGAACTTCATCGGTTGACCTCCTCTCGTGTGTTACCCCGCCATGCGTTGCTGAACAGGTGTCAGCCACGGATCGCCTTCCAGGTCCGCGCGTCCTTCGCCTGCGCCCAGCTTTCGCCAAACTCGGTACAGCCCAGTGAATTCGCTGCACTGCTGATATCCGCGCAGCCACTCCAGATCGGAGTCGCTGGCACTGGACAAGTCATCGAGCAGGGCAATCGCCCGGGCGAATCGGCCCTCGGCGGTGTCCTGCGGCATATCGTTCAGCGCGATGAGTTCCGCCACGCGCTGCAGGGAATCGTCGGACACAGGAACCACTGGCGCCTGCGTGTCCAGTTCGGCGGCGGCCTGGATGGCCTCCGCCGCGTCGCTCAATCGTTCGGTCACGTGAGGCAGGCCGGCGCGCCTGAACATCGTCACGTTGCCGTGTTGCTGTTCGGCATGCGCCAGGATTTCCTCCGCCAAGCTGCCCACGTCGGCGGCCTTCGCGGCCGCTTTGAGCTCACGGCGTTTCTCCTGCACGGCGGCGCGTTGCTTGTTTTTGCCGTGGGCTGCGTACTCCTGCCGGTCGATGCCCGTGAGCTCGGGGCATTCGGCCACGCAAATAAACCCTTGCCCGCCGAATACGAAGATGCGGCCCATGTCCCCGGCCGGGTCGTACAGGACCATGACGGACTGACGCACCCAGGCGCCCAGCTCCGGCGCGATGTACCAGTGATGGGAATCCTCGTGCGCCCACTTGATGCGGATCCCACGCTTGTGCACCGTGCGCCAGCCGTGGTTGTCGGGCGCCTCGGCGAGCAATAGATCAAGGGCGCGCTCGTCATGGATGCGCCGGATCTCGCCGCGCCAGTTGGCGACACGGTCAAAGGGCGAGCAGCCGAGCTCACTATGGACGCGGCGTCCGTAGAGGCTGTCGCACCAGCGGTCGCAGAATTCCTGCAGGTCCTTGGCGCTCATCTTGATCTCGACGGATTCGCCCTTCTGCATCAGTCGATCCGCAAAGCTCCGGCGCGCCCGCAGCTCCTGCCGCTCCGCGACGTTGTGGCCGATATACCCGGGCAGCAACTCCATCAGGTTGTGTGAGAAGGTATTGAACAGCCGTTCGATGTGCGGCTTCTTCCAGGGCTGGAACGGCGGGCAGACGAGCGGCTCAATCTGCAGGCTGGCGAACACCCGCGTCGTATGGTGCCCGACGAACTCCTTGCCGTTGTCAATCTTGGCGGACTCCGGGACACCCCAGTCGAGCAGCGCCCTCCGCGTCAACGCGGCCACCGCCACGGCGCGGCTGGTCGGTGTGACCAGCAGCTTGGCGCGCCGCGAATACACATCAATGACGCCGACGATGGTGTGCCGCCCGTTCGTCAACATGACGTCCGCCGGCGTGCCATCAAACTCCCAGCGCTGATTGAGGCGCGAGACGTCTTCCGATGCAGAGCCGTGCGCGATCATGAATTTGTTTTCCCATTGGTCGGGGTTGGAGATGGCGGTGAACACCTGCTCGTTTTCGGTCTTCCACTGCGACAGCCAACGACCTACAGCACGGGCGCCCGGCAGAACGATGTCCGCGCGCCCGGAGAAACGCGCCCGCATGCCTTCGAATAATGTGCGGGCCTGGATATGGGGATA